TCCAGAACCTTATGATACATATCATAAAGATGGTTACCTCTGTCTCGGGATACTTAATAATTACATTCGTCAATTCATGACTTACAAAAAGGATGGTACTCGTTCTCGAAACCTTAAAACACTAAGTTTTTGCTTCAGTGTTTTAAATGGGATTAAGAAGGGTATGCCTGTGGTAAGTGAGGAGTTGATTAATGAATCATTAAGAGAACATGCAAAGAATCTATGTAAAGAGAGTCCTGATCTCCCTGAAGATCTAAAGAAATTCGTAGATAAGCACTTACCAAGTCTTATCGATAAAATTCATATAAAAGATATACTCCAAGACAGACCAAAATCTTGTACCATGCGTGCATGTTACGAGAATTCTGTTAGTCAAGGAGGAGCAATGTGGAAATATCTCCAAGATTATGAAGATATTGATCTCTTCGATTTAGATAAATCGACACATTACTATTTATCTTTTAAGGATTTTGTCGGTATGGTCGTTGGTAATAATACCAATGATCACTATAAGACTGGACAGTTCCGATCTGATGGAACTCCTATCTACTCGCCTCATACATCGCTTTATTGGTTTGCACCGATGGACAACTATTGCGCTGCTGTTAGGGACACGTTAAAGCTTGATAAGGTAATATCAGAAGCCGTCGCTTTGCCCGAACCCCTTAAAGTTAGGGTCATTACCAAGTCGTCATACCGTGCTAATAGTTATATTAATTGTATCCAAAAGATACTATGGAGGAACCTTATGAGGTATCCACAGTTTCAACTAACGGGTGATACCGTTAAACCTGAAACGATTAATTGGCTAATTACACAGTCTGACTTACAAGGTACTGGTCCTTTCTTTAATAGTGGTGATTACTCTAAGGCCACTGATACTTTAAGTATGAATATGACGAAATTAATAATTTCACACATAGCTGGAGATGAAGATGTAAAGAAGATCCTTGAGCAGTCCCTTTGTGATAATATTATTAAGTATCCTGAGTCTTCAGGAATACCTGATATTACTATGAACATTGGTCAACTCATGGGTTGTCTTTACTCATTCCCAATCTTATGTATTGCAAATTTCTTAATTTACGCATATTCTTACTATAAGTATTACCCAGAAAGGTATCAAACTCCGTTAACAAGATTACCTGTCCTCGTCAATGGTGATGACATATTATTCCGTGATGATTATCTTATGTGTAAACTTTGGGAAGAAGACATTAAAAGTGTCGGATTTCAAAAGTCTATAGGTAAGAATTTTCTATCAAAGAATTTTATGTTCATCAATAGCCATATGTACGATTCTTTCGGTAATGAGGTCCCATATATCAATACGGGAATCATTATGGGAAAGAAAAAGGGTCAAAAGTCAAAAGATTTGAACAAACTGAAAACTGTTAATAACCACTTTTCTGAATGGTTATCATCAATTCAGGGTTGTTCAAGGGAGTTATACCAATCGGGGTTACCTGAAAGTAATCTAATTCGCGCAACTTATTGGATGATGTATTTCCGTAGGCATCAAATCCATCAATTAAACTTACCTCTAAGTGAATTAGATGGTAGAGTTAATTGTGGGTTTAAGTATGTACGGAGATCATCGACAAATAAGGTACGGTTTGCTGAAGAGATTTTATCTAAGATTCAAGTGCCTTTAAAGGCTGGACATACAGCTTTTCCTTGTACAATGGAATTGTATAAGGCTGTTGGTCGGATTCCCAATAATTTATCCGATCAAGAAGTTCGACTCTTAAAGAAGTTTTCATCATTGAAATGTAAAGATATAAAGGATCTCAAGGATCTTTCATCTGACTTTTACCGATTTCGAACGAGTCGGTATAGTCGAATTGAGGATCATTTAGTCCCTTTATGCCAGAATTTCTTTAATGAAGAATTCGATAAGAGTCTTACTCTTAACTGGTTGTGGGGCACAAGCCGAATATGTCTTCAAGGGTAGAATTGGTCGTAAGAAGAGAGAAGATGGATCGTTCGTAAACTGCGCAGAGCGCGGCCATAGGGCAATTTCT